ATTAACACCAGTTGCTGTTTTGTTTAAACTATCGGCATCTAAGCCTTGATTGTATCTAGTAATTCCAGTTCTAGTTTCTCTAACTGTATCTAAGTATTCTAATAATGGAAAAGCTTGTTGCGATATAGTTTGTGATTGCATTGGCAACATAACTTGGTTTGGCGGTTGTTTAGTTCTAACAACTCCACCTGGTCTTGATGTAAGCAAATCATCAAGGTTGACCATACCATCCATTATGGCAACTCTGTTGTTATTAGTTAAATACATATTATCTAACAACTGACGCATGACAGTTGATTTAACTAATTGAACATCTTCAACTAATTCAGCAACTGATCTACCATAAAATCTATGTGGCATAATAATTGGTGTTAAGCTACAAAAAGGAATAGCATCGCAAGGCATATTCTCTAAAATTGTATAACCACCAGCTCCAGCAACAACAACTTTTCTAAGTTCTGCTATGCCATCACCATCTACATCAACTTTTAAATAACATTCATAAATTTCTACTTCTTGTGTAGCTTGGTCTGGAGCATTATTAAATGGGTTTTCATCTATATCAGAATATCTTGTAAGTCTTTCATCATTTAAAATAATATTATTTGATGTTGGTAAACTTTCCACTACTTCTGGATCGTAACCCATTTCAATTAAATCGGATCTAGTTTTTAAAACTCTATGTGCAACAAAATCTGAGTCTTGAATTGATTTTGCAGTTCTTTGTATTAAAAATTCTTCTGGTGGAACATTTTCTATTTTAACTTTACCACCTTTTGTTGTTCTTTTAATAACGCAGTTATGCAACATTGGGATTGGTTCTTCTTCTACCAATTGACCTTGTTTAGTTGCTTCTACTAACAACAAATCCATAGCTGCTTTCATCTTTTCATCAACAAAAGATTCTTCTTCAACTATTTTTACATTTTCATCGTCTAATAATAACTGGTACTCTTGATCGTTTAAATTTTTGTAGGTTTCTTGTTCAATGCTTTCGCTTTCATCCCAAAAAATTTTTACAATTCCATTTTTTTCTAATAAAGCATCTTTAAACCAAGTGTATAAAATACTAAAGCCTGGATTATCTTTATTAAAAATATAATTTACATAATTAGTAGCTTGATCTGCTAAAGCAACATCTTCGCTTTTAACAGGCTCACACCGCACCACTTGATCGCTTGCGGTAAAAATTCTAAGTAGGTTTGGCAAGATGGTTTCAATTGTATCAGCAACATCAGTTGATACGACTTGTGATCTACCATCTATTTCTGTACCTAATTTTTCACCTAAATAATATTCAACAGATTTTTTTCTTTGAGAAGTTAAATTACCCCCCATAAAACCTAAAGCATTATTTATTTCTGAATTTATTATTGATCTTAATTTTATATCTGTAACTTTTTCTGCCATTTTAAACTATATAATTTGTGTTAATTGGAACTTGTTTTTTCCAATCTGAAATTTCAGCACCCTGTCCAACTATGCCAGTTCTAAAACTATCGGCACAATGGGATGCGTAATTGTGCATGGGTTTATTTTTAAAGCATTGGTTTTTATCATCCCACCTTTTTTGGTAAGCCTTTAAATACTCAATTCCAGTTGCACATTTTTCTTTGTCAAACCAGCAATTAGTTAATGCTTTTCGTACTGCCTCAATTCCATCTTCAATTGACAGTTTTGGAGCTACTTCAAAATTAATACCTAATTCTAAAGCACTTTCTAATCTAGATTTACCCATGTTACCTAGTTCTCTAACTTTAATATCATGGGGAGCTATATGTTTAGAATATTCATAACCTTTTTTATCTAAAATGTTAGTATAATGATCTAAACCATAGCCACTATTTTCATAGTAATCTATTAATCTTATTTCGCCTTTATATCTTTGTGCAAACCAAATAGCTGTTGAATCGTTAAGACCTAAATCCCACCAAGTCTCAACATCTAAATTATCATCATAATCTACTTTGCAAATTCTATTATCTTTTGCCAAGCCCTCTATAATTTGACCATAATAACTGCCAGTAATAGCTGCTTGAAAGCTACACTCAAATTCTTGGTCATATAAATCTTTAGACATAACAGCTTTCGCTGCATCTAATTCTTCTTGGTCTAAAATTTTAGTTTCACTAGCTTTAAATACACAGGCATACCAATCTTTATTTTCTTTTGCCTGTTCATATAAATTATAAAAATAATTACGACCTTTTGGAGTTCCAATAAACACACACCAACCTTTTCTATCCGCTAAAGCTGGTCTTATAATTTCTGGAAATACACTTGGCTTAATGCTTTGAGTTTCATCAAATACACAACCATCTATTGCCAGACCTCTTATAGCTTGTTCATTATCTACTCCTAAAATTGATATTCTGCTTTTATTCGGTAAATCGCATCTAAGCTCAGATTCATTAAATTTAGTACCTGGAATATTTTCAGCATACTGTTTAATGTAATCCCAAGCAGTTTGTTTACCTTGAAGCCTGTAAGGACTTAAAAACACATATCTGCTGTTGGGCAAGGGATTAGTTAAGGCACTACGCAGTAAATGATTCACCATCGCTACTGTTTTTCCAGCTCTGCGGTGTAACACCAGAACACTAAATCGGTGCTTATCAATTTGCTTGTGCAAAAAATTCTGTAATTGTCTTGGCTTGTATGGGATTATAATATTTGTCATTTAAACTAAAACCCCATTAATTCTATTTTTTGCTAAATTAAAATTATTTGGGTTTAGCTCAATACCTATAAAATTAAGATTCTTAGCTTTACAAGCAACCCCAGTAGTGCCAGATCCCATAAAATTGTCTAAAACTACATCGTTTGGTTTAGCTGCAACCTTTAAAATCC